GTGCTGTACTGATCCGCAAAGAGGTATTTGAAAAGACTGGCAGACCTTGGTTTGATGCTGGATGGGGTAAGAATGGAGTCTGTGGCGAGGATGTTTATTTCTGCGTCAAGGCTGGTGGTGAAGGATTCCCGACCTACGTTGACCATGAGTTGTCTATGCACATTCGACACATAGGAACCTATGAGTACGGATGGAAAGATTTTGAGCAATTAGAGGAATAATATGCCGTTCAGCTCCTATTCGGATTTAAAGACTACGGTAGCAAGCTATCTAGCTCGTAGTGATCTAACTACTGTTATCCCTGACTTTATCCGACTAGCTGAAGAACGGCTGAGACGAGACATTCGGACTCGTCAGATGCTAGTAGTTGCCACAGCGACAACGACTGGCGGTGACTCTACGGTTGGATTACCGACTGATTTCCTTGAGATGCGCGACATACACCTGAACACTATGCCGGTGTTTACGTTGCGCTACAAGGCTCCTAACAGCTTCTACGAGACTGCCAGAACGACTGAGAGTGGCAGACCTGTGGACTATACGATTCTCGGCTCAGAGATTCAGTTAGCTCCGATTCCAGATACCGCATATACGTTGCAAATGTTGTATTACTCTAAGCCTACGCTACTGAGTGATTCAAACGCGAGTAATGTATTCCTAGCGAACTATCCTGATGCGTTGCTGTATGCGTCGTTAGGGGAGGCAGAGCCGTATCTAATGAATGATGCTCGTTTGCAAACATGGTCTGCTTTGTATGATCGTGCGATAGCGGCTATCAATACGTCTGACCAGTCGAGTGAGTACAGCGGTCAACCTATGTCAATGTCTTATAACGTGAGGTAAATCATGGCAGAGATGTCCAACTATCTCGAAAATGCGCTAATTAACGCAACTTTGAGAAACACTACTTTTACAAGTCCTGCGGTCGTTTATTTAGCTTTGTATACGACTGATCCAACTGATGCGGATACCGGAACTGAGGTTTCAGGTGGTTCGTATGCTCGTCAATCTATTACGTTTGGTGCGCCTAGTAATGGTGTAACAACGAATACAGCAGCTATTGAATTCCCACAGGCTACTGGCTCATGGGGAACGATTACTCATGTAGCTATTCGTGATGCGTTGACAACAGGAAACATGCTGTATCACACGCCACTAGACGCCTCTAAAACGATTGCAACTGGTGATATTTTCCGTGTCGCTATTGGTTCCCTATCCGTAACGCTTGCCTAATATATGTTTGGCTTAAGTGCATTTTCTCAAACACCGTATTCCTCTTTAGCGGGGAATACGTTATTTGGTGATGCAAGTGTTACAGCGACAGCAACATTTACAGCGAACGGAAGAAGGGTTCAGGTTGCTAGTGCTGCGGTTAGTGGAAACGCAGCATTCGTTGCTAATGGCATAAGGGTTCAGTTTGGTGCTGGATCATTTGCTACCGCAGCTACAGTTACAGCTAGTGGAATAAGAGTTCAGTTAGGCTCTGGATCTATTAGCGGAACCGCAAACTTTTCTGCTAATGCAATAAGAGTTAGGTTAGGAAATGCTGCGGTTAGTGGTACAGCAACATTGGCGGCTAATGGAACTAGGATTCAGTTTGGTAATGCTGCAATTAGTACGACAGGAACTTTATCGGCGGATGGTATTAGAGTTCAATTAGGTTCTGGATCTATCAATGGAATAGTTACTTTTTCCGCTATTGGTGGCATTGTATTTGATGGTACTGCTCGTGTTTCCGGTTTTGCATTGGTTGGATGTGTTCCTAATGCAACCTTTGCTGGAGTTGCTTCCGTCAATGCAGTAGTTCAGTTAGTTGTAAATGGTGGGATTATTGGTGAGGAATGGTCGGATGTTGTTCCTGAAGCAAATACATGGACTGAACAAACTGCGGTAGAGAATACTTGGACTGAAATACCTGCTGGCTCAGACAACTGGAGTGTTGTTTCTGCTAACGGTAACACTTGGACTCAGGTGAGTGGAAGTTCTAATAACTGGTTGAGGATGTAATGCCACTTGTTTTAGCTGATCGTGTGAGAGAAACGACTACCACTACAGGCACAGGCACAATTACGCTTGCTGGTGCTGCTAGTGGATTTCAATCATTTTCTGTTATTGGAAACGGGAACACGACGTATTACACAATCGCTGGTCAAGGCACAAGCGAATGGGAAATAGGCATTGGTACTTATACGGCTTCTGGTACTACGTTATCAAGAGACACGGTATTAGCCTCTAGTGCTGGTGCGCCCAATAAGACGAATTTCTCTGCTGGTACAAAAGATGTATTTGTAACCTATACCGCTGCTAGATCAGTAAATGTTGACGGTACTTCGATTGATACATTTGGTCTAGGTGCTGCTCAAGGCGATATTCTTTATGCGTCTGGAACCAATAATTTTGTGTTGCTCAATAAGAACACGACAGCAACACGTTATCTTGCAAATACTGGAACAAGCAACAATCCAGCATGGTCGCAAATTGATTTAACAAATGGTGTTACTGGTGCGTTGCCTGTAATCAATGGTGGCACAGGTCAAACTACTTACACAGACGGTCAATTACTAATTGGAAATTCTACAGGCAACACGCTTACCAAATCTACGCTGACTGCTGGATCAGGTATTACGATAACGAATGGTTCTGGTTCAATTACGATTGCCTCAGCAGGCGGGTCTGGAACAGTAACTAGCGTATCCGCTGGTGCTGGCATGAGTTTTACTACTATTACAAGTAGTGGCTCTGTTGCAATGGGTACGCCTAGCACCATCACAAACACATCAACAAACACAGCATCAGGAACGTCTCATAATCATGAGCTTACTGGTGAGCTTGTTGAAACTACTGCGGGTAGCCCATTTTATTATGGAGCAAGAGCTTGGGTAAGTTTTAATGGAACAGGAACGGTTGCTATCAGAGCTAGTGTAAACGTAAGTTCTATTACAGATCACAATACAGGTGATTACACGGTTAATTTTACAACTGCTATGACGGATACAAACTATGTTGTAACAGGTAATTGTTTTGCTACAGCTACTGGCACTACTAGAGGATTTATATCACATTCAAGTAACTCAGCATATTCACCTGCTACGGGGTCTGTTCGTATTTGCTCTATTGCTGCTGGTGTTGGTAATACAGATTACCAATATGAATATGTTGCTATATTCCGCTAAAAGGTAGATATGAATCAAAGAATTGTTTACTCGAATGATGAAGGTGGAGTATCAATCATTATTCCTGCTGAATCAGTTGAAGCCGCAATGAAAGATATTCCTAGCGGAAAGCCGTATTACATTATTGATGTGGCTGATATCCCAAGCGACCGCGAGTTTCGTAGTGCTTGGACTGTTGACTTTACTGGTGCTGAGATAAAAGCATGATTACGATTGATTTTGCAAAAGCTAAAGAAGTTACTAAAAAGCGACTCCGTAATGAACGGATACCTTTACTAGCCGCACAGGATGTGGCTTTTCAGCGTGCGTTAGAGTCCGGCGCAGACACTACGGCTATTGTTGCAGAAAAGCAACGACTAAGAGATATCACTAATCTTGTAGATAGTTGTAATACTTTAGATGAACTTAGTGCGTTAAAAGTGGAGTAAACCATTGGCTACGACAAAGCTAACTTTTGGAGAATGGTTACCAGATCAGCCCGGAATAACAGGTGCTGTGACGGATGCCAAGAACTGTTATCCGGTTGCTAACGGATATGCGCCATTTCCTAGTGAAGCGAATTACTCGGATGATGCTGCTCAGGCGTTATTGATTACATTTGCTGGCAAGATTGGTAATGCTACTACGCTATTTGCTGCTGGAGCCACTCAGATTTACAAGTTTGATAGCTCTGATGCCAGCTTAGACGCTGCTACGACTACGGGATATACGGCTGTAGAGTCGTGGGATGTTACTCAGTTTGGTTCCAAAATGATTCTAGCTAATGGATCAAACAAACTACAATCTTTTGACCTTGGTTCATCAACTTATTTTGCAGATTTAGCTGCTGCTGCACCTACAGCTAAGTTTGTAACCGTAGTAAAAGACTTTGTTGTTGCTGCTAACGTAGGTGGTGAAGAAAACAAGGTCTACTGGTCAGATATTAATGATGAAACTGACTGGACTCCTGCTGCTGCGAGTCAATCTGATACTCAAATTATCCCTGATGGTGGCAACATCACAGGTCTGGCGGGTGGTGAATATGGAATTATATTTTTAGAGAGGGCGATTTACCGGATGACGTATGCTGGTAGCCCATTTTTCTTCCAATTTGACGCTATTTCTCGGTCTTTAGGCTGTATTTCTAACGGTTCTATTGCTCAGTACGGTGGATTAACCTATTTCCTAGCGGATGACGGTTTTTACGTCTGTGATGGTCAGTCTGTTAGACAGATTGGCGCAGAAAAAGTAAATCGTTGGTTCTTTGATAACGCTGTTCCGGGAGAAATAGCTACGGCTATGAGTGCTACGGTTGATCCTATCCGTAAGCTCGTGATTTGGCGGTTTTCAGGTACGTTCAACATCAAATATCTGTTGATTTACTCAATGGATTTAGACCGCTGGTCTTACACTACGACTACAGCGACATCTATTTCTTTTGTGCTAACACCATCAGCGACGTTAGAGCAGGTAGATAACTACAACAATAACCTTGATTTACTAGATATTCCGCTGGATTCTCCGGTATTCGCAGGTGGTCGATTGTTATTTGCTGGCGTATCTGGCAGCAAGATTATCGCGTTCTCAGGACAGCCTAAAACAGCGAATATCACGACTGGAGACATAGCGATAGGTCGTTCTACGATAACGCTGGTTAAGCCGATTGTGGACAATGGTAGTGCGTCTGTGGCTGTTTCCAGCAGGGATTTGCTTAACGAGGTGGTGGAGTTCTATCAGGAGACTGCTGCTGATGCGGAGAACCGTATTTCGTTGCGGTCTAACGGCGAATACCACAGACTCAGGTTGACTCCTACAGGGGATAACTGGAAAACCGCTGTAGGGATGGAAGTAGACGTATTTAAGCAGGGTACTCGATGACTAGGCGAGTCCAGTTCCAGACGTTACCTGTATTTGGGTCTGATCCGAGACAGGTGGCTGAGGTTGTTCGTGGTGCTATGAATGGCAAAACGAATAACACCGGAGAGATTACATTAGCCACAGGGAACGCTACTAGCACTACCCTTTACGATGATCGTATA